AGATGCAGTCACCGCGAGCCAGGCTCACGCCAAGAGTCAAGCCGATGCACTTGGGCTGAGTGACACCGTCGCCATTGAACTGGGCAAGGCCGTCACTGCATCAGACATCATCGGCCTCACCGACAGTGCGAACCGGGCCATGGGGCTGGCCAAGGTCCAGCAGGACATGCTCGGCCTCACAGAGACCGTCGCCTACAAGCAGGACCACCGTGCGATTCCCCAGGATTACATGGGGATGGACGACGGGCTCGACGCCCAGATGCAGTTCTCGAGCGTGCCCACAGACTTGGCCGGCCTGTTCGACACCGTAGATGTGCAGATCTATCTCCCATACTCCGATGCGGAAGTTCCTGTCGCTGAGTTCACCCATGGCGATCCGGCCGGTAACATCAACTACGCACGTTCACAGGCCGACTTCACCATGGGGTCGGGCATTGCAACCATAGGAGGCAACAATGGTCATCAAGACGCGGACCTCACTCAAGCCTGACTTGGAGATCACGATCTCCGACGCTGCAGGGGAAGCGGACTTCTCGACGCTGACTGCTGGTCAGGTCGATGTGGTCGTGGAACTGCGGGGTGAGGTGATCGTGGACGACCCCTGTGATGCGATTGTGCCTGCGCCGGATGGCAAGTCCGCGGTCGTCAAGCGAGCCTGGCAGGCCGGTGACATGGACGAGGGAGGCCGTCTCTGGGCCCGCGTCAGGGTCCGCTGGGGCGGTAGCGTGCCGCAGTACTTTCCCGCTGCCGGCCCTTTGCGGCTCGACGTTGTGAGGGCACCTGGAGACGCGTAGGATCGAGGCTCAGGCTCGACCCCATCCCAGGAGGCAGAATGGCACAGCGTATCAAGCACATTGCACGTCCGGAGCACGCGTTTGTGGGCAACGACACCTACAGCATCGAGTGGCTCACCGAGGACGAGTGGCAGGACAAGCACCTTGGCGACAAGAACGGCGCGGAGACCCACGCGTCGATCTGTGCTATCTTCATGCGGCTCAGGACAGGCGCACCCGAGTCGCGGTACCAGGAGGTGTTGCTGCATGAACTCACGCACTGCGCCTGGGACACCACCCAACTGTGCCACCAGGACTTCGGGAACATCAAGACCGATGACCTGGAGGAGTTCGTGATCGGCATCCAGACCGCCGCGCTGCTGTTCATCATGAAGCACAATCCACAGGTCGTTGCATGGCTCCTGAGTGACGGGACTGACAAGCGATGACTGACCAGGATGCGCTCACCGACGACGAACGCGCGAGGGGCAGCCGGATCAGCACGAATCCCCGCGTCACGACCCGGACGTACAGCGAGGCCGCAGTGCTGGCGATCGTGGCTGCTCGGGTCGCCCAGGTCACCGCCGAGAACACCCGGATGAGGCAGATCCTTGCCGGGTTGGGCTACTGCCCTGTGGACGGCGAGCCCATGCCCTGCATGACGTGTGGGGCAGGGCTTTGACATGACCGCCACCAGCATCCGACTCGACGCAGAGGCCATCTTCAGCAAGTGTGGCTACAATCCTCATGCGTCGCAGCGGAAGTTCCACGCTTCTCGAGCCCGCAACCGCCTGGTCGCAGCAGGCCGACGGTTTGGGAAGTCTGAGTTGGGTGCTGGGGAACTCGACATCGAGGCCGTGAAGACCCGGTTCCTCCTGCCCGCGCTTGAGGAATCGGGTCATCGGCGTGAGTTCTGGATCGTTGGCCCTGAGTACACGGATGCGGAGAAGGAGTTCCGCAAGCACTACAACGCGCTCAAGCGGCTCGACGCACCCTTTGACAAGCCGGGCACATACTATGACGCGCATGCAGGAGACATGCAGATCAGTATGTACAAGGGCAAGTACCTCGTCCTTGGCAAGTCAGCCAAGCACCCAGAGCGGCTCGTCGGTGAAGGGCTGAGCGGCGTCATCATGGCAGAGGCCGCCAAGCAGCGCGAACGCACATGGACCAAGTACATCAGGCCGACGCTCGCTGACTTCCAGGGCTGGAGCATCTTCTCCTCAACGCCGGAAGGCAGAAACTGGTTCCACGACCTGTACCTCCGCGGTCAGGACCCGCACGATACCTCCTGGCAGTCATGGAGATTCGGCTCATGGCGCAACCCGCACGTGTATCCGGAAGGGGCCGACCCTGAAGGACTGGCGATGCTGCGCATGGCGCTCGAGAACCGCGTGCCGATCACCCAGCGGCTCAAGAACGACAGCAAGGTTGACCCTGAGATCATTGAGATGATGCTTGACCTCAGTGAGGAAACGTTCAACCAGGAGGTGTGCGCGCTCTTCACTGAGTTCGCCGGCAGGGTGTTCAAGGACTTTGATGAGGACGTCCACGTGGGCGACTACTCCTACAACAGCAGTTTCCGCACGTATGCATGCTCTGACTACGGCTTCACCAACCCGTTCGTGTGGTTGCTGGTACAGGAAGACCCATACACAGGCACAGTTTATGTGCTTGAGGAGATCTATGAGACCGGCCTCACCATCGATGACGCAGCGAGGCGCATTCGTGAGCGCGGCCTCGACAACGTCCGTGAGTTCTACCCAGACCCGAGCCGACCCGAGGACACCCTGGCGCTCGAGAGGCACTTGCAGATAAGGGGAAACACAGATACCGGCGGTCTGCTCGACAACCGACTGCGCTACATCAGGGAGGGGCTCAAGGACAACCACCCCGAACTGCTCGACAGCGACCCGTTGCGGCACCCCAAGTTGCTGTTCGACCGCAAGTGCACGAACACCATCCGCGAGATGAGTGAGTACAGGTACCCAGACACCAGCAAGGAGAGCAAGCGGAACCCCAAGGACCAGCCGATGGACAAGGACAACCACGCGCCTGAGGCGCTCGGTCGGTTCTACCGTGGCCGGTATGGGGATCCAGGGCGTGCGGTGGCTGGTGGAGGAGCCCGCGTTGCCAAGTCCAACCTCAGCCGGGCTCGGGCTCGCTGACCACCTAGGATTGACACGACTTCAAGGAAGGCAGGAATCCCCATGACGGTACAGGCCATCGAGGCGTTCTCCCCGTACAGCAACACCACGCCGCTATCGGCTGGGCTGCCTACGTGGATGAGTGCGTATGACGCCGAGCGCATCAACGCCTACCAGATCTATGAGCAGATCTACTGGAACGTGCCTGAGACCTTCAAGTTGACGTTCCGTGGCGAGGCCGACTCACCGATCTACATCCCTACAGCCAGAACCATCGTGGACACGACCAACAGGTACATCGGCGTGCAGCCGTCGTTCCTCGTGGACCCTGACCTGGGAACGCCTGAGGAGCAGGACCTCTGCCGGCGTGCATACAGCGCGCTGTTCCGGCGTGAGCGGTTCTGGTCCAAGTACCAGAGCAACAAGTGGTACGGCGTGTTGCGCGGCGACTGGCTGTGGCACATCCTTGCGAATCCTGCTAAGGCGCCAGGGACTCGCATCAAGATCGAGCCCATCGACCCGGCAGCGTACTTCCCTGTCACGCATCCGGCCGACCCGGATCGCATCATCGCAGTCAACATCGTCGAGCAGGTCATGGATGAGGAGGACAACGTCTTCATCAAGCGCCAGACGTACCAGAAGGGCGCAGACCCGATCAACAACGACGGCTCGGACACGACCATCTACAACAGCGTCGGTCTGTTCGACATCGAGGCCTGGCAGAGCCTGGCGGACAACCCGGTGACGGTCGTGGTGCCGATGCGAGCCCTACCGCCCCAGATCACTGCGATCCCTGTCTATCACATCAGAAACATCGAAACACCCGGTGACCCGTTTGGGTCGTCGGAGATCCGCGGCTTTGAGCGCATCATGGCCGCAGTCAACCAGGCGGTCTCGGATGAGGAACTCGCTCTGGCCATGGAGGGCCTGGGCATGTATGCGACGGACGGTGGCCCGCCTCGTGATGAGGCTGGGAACATCACGGACTGGGTCCTCGGGCCGGGACGTGTTGTAGAGCATGGGCTCGGCTCCAAGTTTGAGCGCGTGACCGGCATCACATCGGTCAGCCCCGTGCAGGACCACCTGCGTTTCCTCATCTCTCAACTGAAGGAAGCATCATCGACGCCGGACGCTGCGGTCGGCAAGGTTGACGTCCAGGTCGCTGAGTCGGGCATCGCGCTCATCATGCAACTACAGCCTCTTCTGGCCAAGCGCGAGGTTCGTGAGGACGTCCTGGTCGATGTGCACAGCCAGATGTTCTATGACCTGCGCTCGTGGTTCGCTGCCTATGAGCAGTTCGACACGCCGTGCATCGTCCAGCCGGTGTTTGGCGATCCCCTGCCGGAGAACACAGAAGCAGAGATCAACCGCATCTTCATGATCGTGGACAAGGGCCTGGCTGATGCAGACTGGGCTCGCAAGGAACTTTCCAAGTACGGCTACGTGTTCCCTGAGAACATGGGCCAGGCCGTGCTGCTCGAGAAGCAGGCCCACGCGCTCGCCACCGACCCATTCGCCCAGCGCATGGAGCAGGACAAGGAAGAGGCGGACGCTGCCGGTGAGGCATAATGCCGGCGAGTGCAGATCCCCTGCGGGGACAGATCAAAGTCGTCCAGTGGACTGACGCTGAGATGCGTCGCCTGTTGCGCATCACAGCGCAAGAGGCCGAGCGGATCATCAGGACGTCGAGCGGGCTCAAGGCCGCTCAGACGAGCCTCGCCAATACTGCGGCCCAGGCGTGGCGGGGGATCGGCGACGCGACTGAAGCCGGCATCGGTGACGCGGTTACTGAGGCGCTCCAGTTCACAGCCCTAGCGGACGAGGACCTCATGGCCCGCAGTGGGATGTCGAGCCGCGCCTGGCAACGGTCGCAGGTAGCCCGAGCGCAGGCTGGAGCGGATGCACTCATATCCCGCAAGGTGAACGACATCAGCCTGAGTCAGCGCGTGTGGCGCGACACCCAGACGGCCCAGCGCGGCCTCAACCAGACCATCGACTCGGGTCTGCTGCTCGGCAAGACACCTCGCGACATCGCCAAGGACGTGAGCAAGTACATCAACCCTGACGTGCCAGGCGGGATGTCATACGCCGCCATGCGTCTCGGTCGCAGCGAGGTCCTCAACGCCTACCACCAGACGAGCGTGCGGAAGTACCAGGAGACGCCGTGGGTTGAGAAGGTCAAGTGGAACCTCAGCGGCAGCCACGCCAAGCCGGATGAGTGCAATGAGTACGCCGCGCACAAGCCGTATGACCCGATGATGGTGCCTGACAAGCCGCACCCGAACTGCCTGTGCTACATCACGCCCGTCGAGATGAATCTCGAGCGGTACGCACAGAAGTTTGAGTCTGGGCAGTTCGATGACTACATCGAGGAGCAGATGGGGTGCGTGCGCTATGGGTAGTGCCGTGTGCCCCATCCCCAAGGCCGTTTCCCACGAGGCTGCAGTGAAGAAGTTGGCGGAGATCCAACAGCGCCGCAAGTCACTGTCGCTTGCAGCACAGGAGCGTATGGCGGCTCGTGAGTTGGGTGAGGACATCGCTGACTTCCGCCGAGCCCTCAAGTCCAGCGTGGTGCCTGACCCCAACCCGTTGCCGCCTGTGCCCAAGCCAGTGCCCCAGCCGACGCCTGAGCCTGCGCCGGTGCGCCCACCGCCGAGCCCGGCCAGGGACGCATACGACGCAGGGTGGAACGCATCCAAGACCACCAAGACGTTTGACCTGGATGCGGCAGAGGCTCGGTATGAGAAGAAGTACGGCCGCAGCGATCGCACAGACTTTGCTGCCGGCTGGGGTGATCATGCGTCCGGCTATGACAAGTACCACTCATTCACGCCGCCCATCTC